CCTAGACAGGACTCGAACCTGTAATCTTCTGATTAACAGTCAGTTGCTTTGCCATTAAGCCACTAGGCAATTCATTAAGGATAGATAAGATATCGGTACTGCAGTTCGCCTATCCTATCTATCCCATTACCTATATCCAATGCTATAGGCAATTCATTAAGGATAGATAAGCCATTCCAGTTGTAACATTGCTAAGAGGTCTGCGAGTGTGGTTATTGTTAATATCCTCATCACTTAACCTTATCTATCCCATTACTGCTACTTTAGTCTATGTACACTTATGCAGTAATTTATTAAGGATAGATAGGAAGTCCCATGGGGCTTGTCTTCCCAACCTATCTATCCCATGTGCCTATGTTCATAACTCATAGACTATTCGTTTCATTATGCCTTTCAGTTAGTCCGTCTACAACCTCCCATGTACAAGTGGTACTGTGACCTTTTGATTTTAGAAAGGCTTTAACTACCTCTACTTGGTCAGCTGATGACCAATCTTCTGTAAGGTATAACCTAGTGTTCCAATACATATACACTGACCTTGACTTAGGCTCTCTGCCATACTCTATGCATACTATGTGAACATCAACCTTTTGCATATTATCCATGCTTACCTCTCTTGTTGTTTAATAATTCTTTAGCCTCTTCTAGTAGAAGAGGTAAACCTGAACCCTCAGGTAGTACCCCTTTTTCAATATGCCATTCAATGCTATTGATTAAGTCTTCTATAAACTCCTTACTTACTTTAACCATGCTTACCTCCTTTGTTATTAATACCTTTTAAATCTTCTTTATTGCTAACCACAATGTAGTTAGACTTGTGCATAGGCACTACTGTAAACTTACGATTACGTGCCTCAACCTCACCACATGATAGGCATGTGTCATAACCTAATGCTACTCTCTTAGGGTGTACATTAGCATTACATAACTTACATTTACTCATAGTGTTTACCTCAATGTGTTGTGATAAAGGGGACATCAGCTGTCCCCAATATCGGTTGTAATGGTTATGCTATAACTGTTTCTTAGCAGTAGCCATAATGTCGGCATAGGATAACTTAGTATCAACTTTGCCTCTAGTACTACCTTTGTTTCCAAAGTGTATATACGCACTGCCCCACCTGTTTAACCTACATGAATACTCAGTAGGGTTAGTATCTTTGGGTGGAGTCCATGTCATCAAGTCTCGTTTAAGAACTTGTGCCATAGCTAATCCATGTGCCATAATAGTTTTGATATCAGTGTTGATATAACTATCAGGTGTATCCTTACTGCACATCTGCACTTTAATGCTAGGTGTACCTTTGTGTGTAGTCTCCTTAAACTCCACATAAAAAGTTTTATCTTCGCTCATAATGTCGTTCCTATCCCCATAAGGGATTGTTATAATACTCGCTAAAGGGCTAGTCCCTCTCGCTGAGTGCAGTTTGCCACCGACTCGGCAAATCGCAAAACCGAGCCGAGCTTTCTAAACCTATAGTGTAGATAATGTAACGGATAATATCTATGTAAAGTAAGCAGGTATATCTGGTCGTTTAGATAGTTTATATCCTTAATAATCAACAAGTTAGCTTTAACTATCTAGTTTATCTAGTTTTTACAGAACAATAAGTCGCTCCGATTTTAGTTAAATCTTTAGGTAAACCTCACGTGAAAGGGCATAACCTAAAAAAAACTATATAGTCTAGATAGTTTAGATAGTTATTCATAGCTATATGGTTTACATATGGCTAAACCTATAGGATTGTAAGGTTTTAAACGTAAAGTTTACCTATCTAGAACATGTAAAGTAATGTCAAGTTATAACTAGATAGTTTAGATAGTGTTAACTTTACGATAACCCCCCCAATTAGTATCTATATTATCGCCCAGATTAATCGCGAGCCTAAACCCCCCGACCTGTGGGCTATATATAAATAAAAAATATATAAAAAAATTAAAAGAATTGAGCAGTTTATACACTTGCTCAGGTGTTATATGTTATTTAGATGAGTTAAGTATTACATATCTAGTGTCATACTCCCTTTCATCTACCCATTTTTTTCTATCTAGATGATTATCGAATGTTTTCTTGCACCATTTACGTTTGTATAGATACTCTTGAAAACATTCTTTCTTAAATATACTCATTGTTTTTTCTCCTAGTTTAATGTTAATGCTATAATTCCTATAAGTAGAACACCAACATTGGTTATTATTAGTTCTTTATCTCTCATTAACATAGCTGCCCATGTCCATAAGATTGTTCCTAGTGTTAATATTATTGGTCCAAGTGGATATATTCCATAGTGATTAACTCCTGTTCCAATAATTATTGATATTGTCGCTAATTGTTTTATAGTTTTCATAATTTTACTCCTTTGAGCAGTTTATACACTTGCTCAGGTGCCTAGCTTTACGCTAGTTTTTTAACACGCTTCTTGGTAGAATTAGAAGGTTTAACAAAACATAGTTTTGGTTTACCGAAATTCGCAACGTTTAAACGCCACTCAGTTCCGCCCTCTACGATGTACCTAGCCCATTTGTCGATGCTTGGTTCATCGCCTTTCAAGTCAACGTTAGTACCATTGCCTGAAAGAAATTCTGCTTTCATCAGCTTTAACTGATTGAGCATTTCATCATTCAACTCAGAAGCATTATCAGAATTAAATGCACCATCTGCATCTTTCTGTAATGTAATCTGATTTGAAGTATTCAATACCACAGAAACATTACCTTTATAAATTGCCATTGGACAACTCCTAAATGTAAAGTATCTCAAAGATTACGCGTGAGATATTTCGCTTGAGTTAAGTTTAGCAAACTTTACATATATACAAACCCGAACACTATATACCCTAATAAATAGGTAAATATAAATAATAATGACCAAAATAATTATATACAGGCAAGGGGGGTAGTTGGACTGCGTGCCAACACCCCGCCCCAATATAAGTAAACCTCTCATAACAAGAGCCAAAAAATCAAGATGTAAAGTTTGGGCACTTACCTTGACATCCCCCTTTAGATACACTATTTTTAATTCATGGACACATTACCGTTAAAACATACTAAGTGGTCTGACCGATTAGCTTTTGACATGGCATTGTTACTTGAAGGCTCGGGAGAATCTCTAGATGAGCTGAGAGCTAGGCACCGCATTACTGTTGATGACTTAGTATTATTTAATAAAGATAAAGTCTACTTAAAGAAAGTAGAATCTTACAGAGCTGAGATTGTTGAAAAAGGTATGACCTTTAAACTAAAAGCTCGTGCACAAGCAGAGGAACTGCTAACTACAAGCTGGACTATGATACACAGTCCTGAAACTTCTTCAGCGGTTAAAGCCGATTTAATAAAGTCTACTGTCAAATGGGGCGGACTAGAAACTAACAATACAAACACGGAGGACGCTAGTGGAGGAGTTAAAATTACGATTAATCTCGGGGGGCAAGAGCACCCAACAACCGTCATCGACGCAGAACAAACCTACGAACAACCAGAACCTGTCGCTATTGAAAACGCTAAGTAAGTTTGACACTACAGGCGAAGCAAAAGTTGACACGTTAGTTGAGTATGAAGATATAGCCCATGTCCTACGAGAAAGCGGGCTGTCATTTAAAACAAGAATTGTTAGGCACAAAAAGGGGCCTACTCAGTATTACGTAATTTTATTGGAGGAACTATAATGGCTAAACTATGTGCAAAGGGCAAAGCAGCAGCTAAACGTAAATTTAAAAAGTATCCATCAGCATATGCTAATATGTATGCATCGGGCGTATGCTCAGGCAGAATAAAACCTGGAGGTAAGAAAAGTGGCACAAAAAGGGCTAAAAAAGTGGGTAGGTGAGAAGTGGGTTGATATAGCTAACCCAAGGTCTGACGGCTCGTTTCCACCGTGTGGCAGAAGCAAAGGGGAAAAACGGAAGAAGTATCCTAAGTGTGTGCCGTCTGCTAAAGCAAGAAGTATGTCAGCAGGTAAAAGACGTGCGGCGGTAAAACGTAAACAATCTAAGGATAATACATCTAAAGGGAAACCTGGGTACGCTAAAACATAATGGATATAGATTATACACCAAGTAAAGTATGTAAAGAGTTTATGATGTCTGACGCTAAGATGAGGACATTGATGGGGCCTGTAGGGTCAGGTAAATCAGTAGCTTCTACCTTTGAGGTTATAAGAAGAGCCACTATGCAAAAACCTAACAAACAAGGCATACGCAAATCAAGGGCTGCTATTGTTCGTGAAACAGCTAGACAGCTACAGGATACAACGATTAAAACATTCCACGATTGGTTTCCGCCAGGTGTGTGTGGTACATACATGAGAACAACAAAGACTTACTTTTTTAAAGTAGGCGATGTTGAGTGTGAAATTATGTTCAGGGCATTAGATGATTCAGATGATGTAGCTAACCTGAACTCTCTCGAATTAACGTTTGCATGGTTTAATGAGTGTCGGGATATAAACCCAGACATTGTAGACGCCATGTCAAAACGTATTGGCCGATACCCATCAGCAAAAGATGGGGGGCCTTCTTGGTTCGGGATGTGGGGGGACACCAACCCTCCCACAATGGATACATGGTGGTATTATCAGATGGAACATCTTGACCCCTTAGATGGCGTTTCCCTTAATGATAATGGGTGGGATGTATTCAAACAGCCATCAGGTAGAAGTCCTTTTGCTGAAAACGTAGAGAACTTACCTGAAGGATATTACGATACGCAAGGTAGGTCAGATGAATATATTCGTGTCTACATTGATGGAGAGTATGGATTAAGTACAGCAGGGCAACCTGTGTATAAGTACTTTAGACCTGACTACCATATGGCTGAACAAACTTTACAGTGTATAGCTAATGGAGTTAGGCCGATTGTTATTGGTATGGACTTAGGGCTAACACCTGCAGCCGTTATAGGACAACAAGACCCACGGGGTAGAGTTCTTATACTTGACGAAGCTGTAAGTTTTGATATGGGTATACAACGATTTATACGTACAGTTTTAAAACCTATGATTATAGAGAAGTATGCAGGTAGTCCTGTGATAATTATTACAGACCCTGCAGGAATACAACGAGCCCAGACTGATGAACGTTCAGCTGTAGATATAATAAAAGCTGAAGGATTAAAAGTTATGTCAGCCAAAACAAATAACGTATCGGCTAGGCTTTCAGCCGTAGATGATTTTCTTATGCGTCAAGTAGATGGCGACTCTGCATTCTTAGTAGACCCTAGATGTACAAGACTAAAAGCTGCAATGATGGGTGGATATAGATTCCATAAGAAAAATGGAAGTATAGACAAGAATAAACATTCGCACGTAGCAGAAGCTTTACAGTATTTAATGTTACACATTAATACAACATCTGATGGGTTTATGATACAACGACGTGATGTTAAATCTGTTGCGTCAGGTGGCTGGACATGATACGTTCAAATAAAGTCGGTTTACTCATTTGTCTGACTTGGTAACTATTTTCCTCATATGTATAGTTACTGCCTTTCTGGTTCCCCTGTTATTCATGATTAGACAGGGGAACTTTTTTATAGTATCGTTAAAATTATTTAGGGAGGTAAATTATGCCTGGATATAAAATGAAGAATGGTTCTAAGAACTATATGATTAAAAGTTACGAGAAGGGTGGACTTGTCGAAACTAAAAAATCTC